GTATAGGTGTACTTTTAGCCCCCTATCTCCTACCCTCCTCTCTACACCATTTAGGTCACTCTTCCGTACCCTGCTTTTAGGGTAATTTTCTCCCCCTTTCCTGCGTTTTCAGCCTACTTTCCCACAATATTTTTTTATATTATTTTTTTCGACTTGCATCGTAACTAGTTCTTCTCCATATTTGCAGTGCTCGCTTTCATGATTACTTACTATCAGTACTTCCTCAGTACAGTTCTTCTTACTCTTACCTGTTTACAGCCCCCTCGAGAATATGGTCTTGACTTTGTGATTGCCCTTGGATTACAGCAGGCGCTTCGCTTACGCAACACGCCCTTCGCTTCGCTCAGGGACGAGTTGCTACCCTGCTGGATAAATAGCTTTTGGGGCAGTTAAGGAGAGAACCATTAAAGAGAAAGCTCCGTCCATGCACAAGGAAAAGAAGATCACCCTACCGAATGCAAGTATCTGCCCGAAATGCCATAAGACAGTAATCTGGATGCCGACGAGAGGCGGAAAGGAAGTCCCCGTTGAACCCTACTCCATATCCACTGGAGAGACTGTCTACACACCCTACAAACATACCTGCCATTGGGACTATTGTCATCCTATACAGAAGAGCACGGTCACCCTTATGATAGAGGGCCCTGAATTCATGACTGGGGTAAAGGCCTATGCAGACAGCCATAAAATCATTGAAATAAGCCAACCCTCTACATTAAGAACCAACATCACTATCCTGAAAGGCCATACCTATGAAGAACTCATCAAAATCTGCGAAGAAAGAAACTGGAGCTATAGAATATACCAAGACGGACATAAAGGACCTGTTCAACAGTCTGGACCCAAGAAAAAAGGGAAGCCTGCCCGCAGCAAACAACCGAGTCTTTTCGATGAACTCGAACCATAAGACCCCCACGGGAAGTATAGGCCTGCCAGACCACCTGATCTTCACACCCTTTGGCCTTGTTATTGTAGAGGTGAAGATGAAGGCTACAAAGGACAGGCTGGGAGAGAAGCAGATGGACCTTCAGATATTCCTGAAGACCCACAGGTACTGGTATTATGTTGTTACTACCTATGAGGAGGCGGCCTGTCTGAGGAATGCAATCTACAGAGGAAACCTTGAAAAAGAGAGTCATGAGAAGTATATTTCACCTGACTATCTGAAAGGCCTTGATGATTGAGATAAAAAGACGGTGGGACACCAGGGCACAGTGGATGAACACACCAGGGCTGGTAGCCAGGGTAGTCCCCAATGTAGCGCACTGGTTTCCCGTGTACACGAAGGCAGAGGCAGACAGTCTGGGTATGACCTATACCTACTGGAAGCATGCCGAAAAGGATATGGAGTGGATACTGACCGATGATGAGTATGTCATGCAGGCTCTCTATGTAAGGTACTACGCGAGAAGCGGGAGGACCATGAACAAGATGGTACAGGGGTCTGCATGTCCCAAGAGATTTGTGACGAATAAGTCCACCATGTACTTTGAGGAGCAGCATAATATCAGAAGGTACAGCGGTATCCCAAGCACCTATGATATCAATGTTCTTCTCAAAAAGAAGAGGACACAGGCAGCCATACTCGCCTATTGTAATATGATACTTGCAGGAAGTATGGACCTGCAAACAGTCTATAATGCACTGGTTGACAAGGGTAACAAGCCAGGAAGCAACAGAAAGGCAGAAAAGATATGGAAATACATACTGAAGACCCAGGAAGGGAAGGCAGCCGTGGATGCTGAAATGCAGAGGATTCTTGCTGGTAAGGGCATTACAAGAGAGTGGGTACTGGATGTACAGCTTGATGCCCTGAACATAGCAAGAGATAAGAAAGACCCGCTGACTATGGTCAAGATAGCCGAGAGTATAGTCAAGTTATCGGGTTTGGATAAACCTAAACAGGAAGATGACTTCTTTGGAGCACTGAATGAATCGAGTACAAACAATCACCTACTTGAAGCAGGATTTACTGAAATTCGGGAAATTAGTGATGCCAACGACCTTCTATGCGAAGAGCCCAGAGGTTCACAAGGACCTGATGAGACTCCTTCTGGACAAGACGAAGAAGAAACTGAACTTCATCTTACCGAGGGGTTTGGGGAAGAGCACCCTGACAGCGGAGGTCTTCCCATTGTTTCACCTGTTTGTTGATGCCTTTGACCCTGAGAAGAAGACCTTTGACAAGAGACTTATTGTTATTGCCAGTAAGACCCAGGGTCATGCGGTAAACAGGTTACAGGTTATCAAAGATGTTATTACCTTCAGTGAACCATTCAGACAACTGTTTGGGTACTGGGGCAAGGAGAATGCAATAAAATGGACGAATGATGAGATTATACTGAAGAACGGAAGTGCGGTAGTCTGTAAGGGTACCACACAGCAGATCAGAGGTATGAACATAGGGGGTACCCGTCCAACCTATATCGTCCTTGATGACCCCGAAGATGAGAACAACACCAAGACAGATGAGGCTATGGAAGGGAATCTGAGAGCCTTACTTCAGGGGGCGGTGCCTTCTCTTGATGCCCGTGGAGGGCGTATTTGTGTTGTTGGTACCCCAATTACCCAGAGGTGTATTGTTGAGACCCTGAAGGAGATGGAGGATTGGGTTACCGTGAAGTATTCCTATGTCAATACAAGGTCAGACGGTACAAGGTTCAGCCTGTGGCCTGAGATCAAGAGCCTTCAGGAGCTGGACGGGCTGAAGAGGTCCCTTGACAATATAGGCAGGGTGTCTGTATTCTACAAGGAGTATATGTGTGAGATTACTGGTGATGAAGATCAGTTGTTCAAGCCAGAGTACATACGGTACTATGAGGGTGAATTTACCCGAACAAATGATGGCTGGTACCTTGGTGTCAATGGTGTGCAGAAGGCTGTGAACCTGTTTGTGGGTGTTGATCCTGCCAGCAGTACGAAAGGGAATGCTGACTATTCCGTAATTATGGTGGTGGCTATGGACAGGGACAGGAATCTGTATGTGGCTGAATACTACAGACGGAGGGTAAGCCCTATGGTCCTTGCCGATGCAATTCTTCAGATGTACCACAAGTGGAAGCCAGAAAGGGTAAACATTGAGTCCGTAGGGTATCAGGAGATGCTCAGGGACTATATCAGAACCCAGGTGTTTATTCCTGGTCTTGAGGTAAAGTATACACCAAGGGGTGAAAAGAAGAAGGAACGCCTTGAATCCCTTGAAACCTACTTCGCCTCTAAGAAGGTACACCTTAAAAAAGGGATGGACGAGTTCGAGGATGAACTCCTGCTGTTCCCAAGAGCCAGCCATGATGATACCGTTGATGCTTTTTGGTATGCACTGAGACGGCTTTATGAGCCAGTTCATGAGGATTTGGTGATTCTGGATGGTCCAAAAAATGAAAAAAGAGTGCGGTATCAGCAGAATAGTTGGTTAACCGCTTGACAAGAACTAATAAAATGAGTATGTTAGACCATGCCGAATACATATGACATAAAAACAGGTCAGATAGTCGATGATACTGGCTATTATGACAAGCAGATGCCCTTCTTTGAGGATGACGAAGTCAAATTCACGAAGGAGCTCCTGGACGATTATGACAATGCAACAAGAAGAGCCTGGGCAGAAGAGGTGGTGGAAGATGATGATTTCCGTCACAACAAGCAATGGTCCCAGGAACAGATAGCCGTTCTCATAGCAAACAACCAGTCCCCTATTGTCATCAATGTTATTCAGCAGGCAGTTGAGTCTGCCGTAGCCTCCCTTACAGCAAACAGACCCCGCTTTACCACTACAGGAAGAGAAGATTCAGACACCAAGACAGGCAAGGTATTCAGTGAGATACTGACCTGGTTATGGGACCAGTCTGACGGGAATGTTGTATTTAAGCAGGTTGTTGATGACTTTTATGTCAAGAGCATGGGTGTGGTTGAGATATGCTTTGACCCCTATGGTGATTTTGGCAAGGGTGAACTTCGCATCAAAAGTGTTGACCCGCTTGATGTTTACATAGACCCGCACTCAAAAGACAAGTTTGCAAGAGATGCTGCACATATTCTCACTGTTGATATTCTCAGCAAAGAGCAGATTCTTGAGAAATGGCCCGATTGGGACCAGATTGTTATGCAGGCCAAGGAAGCACAGTATTCAAGGAAGCCTGTATCCACCCGTGACGGAGGAATAGACTTTGAAGTCTATAGTGAGAAGCATAAACGGTATGAGGTAGTAACCAGAAGAAGCAAGATGAAGGTCGTACAGACCAGGGCTTTTGACCAGACTACCATGAAGGAGTGGGTATTTGAGTGGCCAGATGAGATGGAAGCCTGGATGCAGAGCCCCATTATGCTGGTTACAAGTTTCCCGCCTCCGCAGCAGGACCCGATGACTGGTGAAATTATTGAGGCACAGCCACAGCAGAGGCTTATATCTTCTGGTGACGAGCTTGCAATGTTCAACCAGATGCTTGCACAGTTCGGTGAAATAATACATTTTGAAATTGACCCTGAAACGGGTGAACAATATCCAGCACCAGGACCCGAAATGGAGGGTTCTGTGCCAGGAAGCACCATGCAACTGCAACAGGTACCCATGCAAATGGCTGTTGAAAGTGAGCAGGTTACCCTGAAACAGTATTGGATTACTCGTATAAAGAGGGTAATCACCGTAGGAGATGTTCTTGCAGAGCAGACTGTTCTGCCAATCAGCAATTATGACATCATTCCTATCATGAACCGTCACAGACGGAACCCTTACCCTATGAGCGATGTCCGCTTTGTCAGACCAATACAAGAGGCTATCAATAAGATACGCAGTCTTATCATAGCACACGCAACGAATAGCACAAATCAGAAGCTGATTATTCCGAGAGGTGCTGCGGATAAGAAACAGATTGCTGTTGAGTGGGGCAAGGCGGGCACGGGTATCATAGAGGTTGACAGTGATGCTGGCAACTTTGAGGTGGTCAGCCCTCCGCCATTACCGAATGAGCTTTACCGTAATGAGATACAGTACAGACAGGACATCCAGGAAATCCTTGGCCAGTATAATGTGTCCCAGGGTGACCCGCAGGGTGCGCAGAAGACCTTCAAGGGTACTGTGGCTATGGATGAGTACGGACAGAGAAGAATCAAGAGCAAGCTGAATGATCTTGAAGCTGGCATAAATCATCTCGCAAAGACCCTTATTGAATGGATACAGAAGGTTTATACCTATCCGAAGGTGCTGAGGATTCTCCAGCCGAACAACAAACCACGGGAAGTGCAGCTTAACTACCCAATTTATGATGATGTGACTGGGAACCTACAGGAGATTATCAACGATGTTACTGTTGGTGCTTATGATGTTATTGTAGCTACTGGATCAATGCTTCCTTCCAACAGATGGGCACAGTTCGAGTATTATATGCAGATGTATCAGGCAGGGCTTATTGACCAGCTTGAAGTATTGAAGAAGACTGAAGTAGTCGATACCGAAGGTGTTCTTGAGAGAATCGATATGATTAAGAATCTTCAGGCTCAGATAGCCCAGCTTGAAGATGAGCTGGCTAAAGTTGAGGGCGATAATCAGACACTTTCCCGTGAGATTATCCATGCTCAGAAGAAGGTTGAAGTTGAGAAATTTAAGACTGAGCTCAATGCTATCAAGAACAAAAGTCAGGCAGCTACAATGCTCTATGGTAAGAGTCTTGATATGGCTGTCCGTGAGACAAATACAACTTTGCAGGCAGAAAGGAAAATAGCGGTTGAGAGAGCCAAAGCACAGAAGAAAGGTGCAAAGAAATGAGTAATTATGGTTAATGAAGGCATGTTCACAAGTAAAAAGCAAGATTGGCGTACACCCAAAGAAGTGTTTGATTTCTTAAATAGACGTTTCAATTTTACATTAGACGCTTGTGCAGACAGTAATAATGCGTTATGTAAGAATTATTACTCAAAAGAAGATAGTTGCCTCTCTCATGGTTGGTCTGGAGCAGTCTTTATGAACCCTCCATACGGCAGAGAGATTATAAGGTTCACACGGAAAGCTATTTTAGAACATATATCAGGTTGCAAGAAAATAGTTTGCTTGCTCCCAGCAAGAACCGATACGAAGTGGTTTTACGAAATAGCTGCACATGCGGAAGAAATAGTTTTTTTAAGTGGTCGGCTACGGTTTTCTGAGGGCGGTTCAGCACCATTCCCGTCTGTAATTGTCATTTTAGGCGACAGAGAAAGAATAATACAATTTGAAAGTTTAGAAAAACTTAAACTATATTACTGATAAAGAAAAAAGGAAGACATAATGGAAAATCTTGCGCAGAATAACTTGTTTGATATACCAGCCGACTCTTTTGAAGGCGATATTCCGCCAGTTGAGGCTGGGAACGGTATTTCGCCAGATGATGCGATAAGAGACCAGGAGCTTATTAGTGGGCTTCAGAGTGATTATCAACAGGCAAACGATTACGAAAGTATGCTCAGAGGCGATCTTGACGCCAAAGAATATTATAGTAGATATTCAGGTTTTGGGACAGATGAGCCGCAGGACCCATCACAAGGTCCAGTTGAGGCTCCTCCGCCTGTACAACCAGTAGCACCAACACCAGCTCCAGACCCAGCTCTTCAGGAGTATGAGGTTATGAAGCAATATATGCCTCTCATCAAATATGTTGTTGAGAATCCTGATGCGGCACAGCATATGAAGCAGTTTATACAGGAGAAATCAAAACCAAAACCAAGTCTTATGGAAGAGGTCCAGGGCTTGCAGGCTCCAGTTAAACCTGCTGATTTTAATCCTATTGATGCTTCTACTGACCCAGAAAGTCCATCAGCAAAGTATATCACTGAGTTGACGAACTATCAGGAAAAGGTGGCACTGGCACAACACGAATATGTGAAGAAGGTTTATGAGGAACGTCAACAGGAAGAAATAAGAAGAGAGACCAACGAAAGACTGAAGACTGTATATGGCAATCTTATCAGTAATTATCAGCTTTCTCCGCAAGAAGCACAAGATTTTGTTAAAGTGTTCAGTGATGATAAAAGTCTTGAACTTGGAAATCTTGTAAGCTACTATAGATTTATGAAGGGACAATCCAGACAGGCACCAGCACAAGTGCCTCAGAGAGGTGTCCCGCAGCAGACAGTAAAGCCACAGGCAAGAATGCAACAGCAGCCACAACAGCAACTGTCTGATTCTGATCTTTTTAATATGCAGTTATTTGCTGCGGCCAAGAAGCGGCCCCTTATGTCTTGAAAAGAGGCGGGGCGAAGCAGACCTGAGCTGTAATCATATTAAATTATGTGCACTACTTAACCAAATAACTAACTGAGGTAACAATGCCTAACTATAATGACTCAGCGGCAACTACGGCCAAGCACCTTTACAAAGGTGCGAACACAAACATTTTGTGGACGGACCGTAGAGACGTGTACATCAGCCCGAATGTTGTAAAAGAACTTTGGACTGATGCTACCCCATTCCTGACAATGGTGTCGAATATCCAACAGAAGGGTGGCTTAAAAGACCCTATGTTCAAGATGTTTGAACACCGCAATCCATGGCAGAAACAACAGTTTATCATAAAGGGAACTACTTCAACAGGTAGCTCCATTGCTGATAATACTGCGGCAAGTGTAACGCTTCCAGCTGCTTCTGCTTCAACCATCGTAGGGCTTCCGAGTCCTATCGATAATTCCATAATCGGTCTTGAGCTGTCTATCCATGCGAAAGGTGGAGATGGCAAGCCTACTGGTGACCGTGTTGGTATCGCACTTATCACTGCTGTATCACTGGCATCTGACCCTGGCACTATTTCACTGAAAACCCTTGGTGCAAACTTCTCGCTTACTGCGGATACTGAGTACTGGGCAATCGTGATTGGTAACGCCAAAGGTGAAGGTACCACGGCAAGAGAAGCCTGGTCTGATGAACTGACAATGGTATGGAACCAGACTCAGATTTTCACTACTCCTCTTGAACTGACCAACACTCTGAAACAGGCTGTTCTTCGTGGGGAAAGCAATGAGCTGACCCGCCTGCGTGTGCAGAAAGCGATGGAACATAAGATTCAGAAAGAGAAAGCCTTCCTGTATGGCTCTTCCCGTCTTGGCACAAACATGAATGGAAGTGATACCTTTGTTGACGGTCTTACTACCGATAAGGATAGCAAGAATGTCCGTACCACAATGGGTATGATTGAAATTCTGTTCAAATATGGCCAGGCTAGTGGCGATGACCAGAATGTCTTCTCAATTCCTGAAGCTACCTACTCCTACAAGACATTCGTTGATGATATGGAGAAGGTGTTCCAGTATTACCCTGAAGATGGTGTAAAAACCATGTTCTGCGGTCATAAGATGCTCTCCTTCTGGAGCAAGCTTGGTGCTGCTTCTGGTATCGCAAAGAGCTCAGGTTGGACCGTCAGACTTTCTGACATGAGCCGTGATAAACTCGGTTTCAACTATCGTATGCTTGAGACTCCTCATGGCATGCTTCAGCTTGTGCCGACTCCTGCTCTGAGCAGGCTGTACAATGGTTATGGTGTTGTGGTCGACAAATCAAATGTCTTCCATGCTACCTACCGTCCAAGTATGTATCAGACAAACATCAAGGTTGATGATGCCTACGATGGCCAGAAAGATCAATACTTCTCTGACGAGGGTATCGGTATCAATCTGATCGAATCACATAAACTTTTCAAACTTGTCTAAGGAGGTAACCAATGGCTTGGACAAAAACCACTCAGAACAGAGAACAGACTCCGTATCTTCTTGGAGAATCATCTGCTGTAGTAGCCATGGCGAACAGCCAGGTGAACTCAGATAACATCGTTGAGGATATGGGTGGGAAGAAACAGCTTGTCGGCATCAATGTAACGACTGCGGGCAGTGATGTGGAAGCCACTCTGATTGTGCAGGGTTCACACAATGGCACCGATTGGGTAACCCTTGCGACTGCGATAGCAGACACAACCCCTAATGTAACTGGTGTAAAGCTAGCACTTGTTGACTTGACTGACATTTATACTCCGTTTTACCGTCTTGCGTTTAACGCAGGTGGTCTGACTACGGGTACAAGTGGACGGTTCAAGTTCATCTATTCCTGCAAAGGATAAAGCAACCACTGAGACAGGGCGGTTTTGAGTCTCCTTCCCGCCCTGTTCTCTTATTAAAGAAAGGTCTACCATGCCATTTACACTTGGCGACAGAATTGAAAGATATACTGGTGGGCTCACTCTCCCCGAACACACAGGTTCATTCCTGGCACTCTCTGTTAATGAGCTCTATGCAAATATACCAGCTTCAAAGGCACATGAATTTGTTGATCCTGCTGGAATAACTACACCTGTAAGTATGCCTGAAGGTAAGATATACAGCCTGAAAGCTGCTTCAGGGTATCCGTTGAGAGAGGTAGACGGACACGATGTAGCCAAATACACAGACAGTAACAGTATCCATTATGCTGGTGTGAGAGACCCTGTATTTTGGAACAGTGATGGTACATTGAGAACTGCACCAAGTCCACTTGAGCTTAGTCTTCTCTCTGTTTCATTCAAGGACACCATAGACCCTACAAGTACGACAATCAGTGAGTTCCCTGATGAACTTCTTGAGTGTGCTGCAATAGGTACTGCAATAAAGATATTGAGTACAGACCTTGTGACGAGTACCCTTATCACAAGACCTTCTCAGCCCTCTGCTTATAGTATTCCTGCATTCGATGTTGACCCTCCGACTATTGAGGGTATAGCCGCATTGCCAAAACTTTCTACAGGTTGGGAGTCAACGAATCTTGATGTTGATTGGCTTAATACGTTCTTCACTACAGTGAACACTGCCGAAGATTTTGAGAAGGCATTGACCGAGCTGAAGGGTAGAGAGACTCAGCTTACCAGATGGGCTAAAGAGCAGGAGAATACGCTTCTTTCTGTGAAAACAGAGATAGAGGTTTATGTGAATACACTTTCAGCTTGGATTAAGGATAATGAGACAATCCTGGCATCAAAGCGTAATGAGATTGATATTTACATGGCTCAGGTGAACAGTTACAGCAAGATTATTGAGACTGCTGTAATGAACTATAAGAGCCAGATGGATGGATTTGTCGGCAATATGCAGGCATATCTTGGAGAATTGACCAACAAACTACAGCTTTATGCTGGCATGGCGAAAGACCTTCAGGCTCAGTATAAGGCTATTTTTGAGGCATACATAGCATGACAGTACAGCATATTACAGAAGAAGTACGGCAGCAGTTTCCGCAACTTGGGGAAAGGCAGGTACTTATCCACATTGATCGGGTACAGAAAGAGTTCTGTGCCGAGACAAGGATACTGGAGACGGTAGCCAAATGTTCTGATATTTACACCAATGTGGTTTTCCAGCTTCCTACGAACTTCCTTTCTCTTATTGAAGTCTTGTATTATGACTCCAATGGTCTTGTGGCTGAGGTGAGGGATGTTGACTATGAGATTTCAGGTGGGAATATCCACTTCTTCAAGGTTGATGAAAGTCTTTTTGAGGGCTTCCCTGCATCAATAGCCAAAGTATATCTCAGATACTACTGTAAGCCATCAAATGTGACAGCTATAAGCAGTTCACTCAGTGTAAGTGAAGACTATGCTTATGCAATATACTGTGGTGTCCTGGAGGCAATCTATTCTGTTGTCTCTCTACCTGTCAATGCAGGTGGGCAGATGATACAGGCAAGGGACTGGAATGCGGTAAGATACTTCAAAGGGAAGTATCAGGAATATGTAAGATCAGCAAAAATCGATAGGAATGTGAGAGGCGATGAAGCATACAGACTTATTACATCGGATATGGCGGGCAGTTATCGCCTACCTAAGAGACAGGCTACGGATGTAGAGATGGAGATTCTGGCTCCTCCTGTAGTGACGACAAATGAAAAGACGGTTGATATCACGGCTGTACAGGAAGGTGTTGTCTTTGAGGGGGGCAGCGTACCATCTGGTACTGTGGCAATCACATACAACAATGGATTCGGTACCATTACCGCTTCTATAGTGGGCTCTCAGATACAGATAAATAGTGCGGATAGTGAATTCATTGAAGATACTTTTGTCCAGACGAACCAAACTGTCAACTATACCTGGGTTGATGCTGGGCAGATTCTTGTTGATCTGCCTTCTACAGACCCTTGGGGTGTCTTGACAGTGAGAATAAGTAGGAGGTACCCTGTTGTTTCGTAAGCTGATACCCTTGTTTTTTATCCTGACAGTTGCTATGTTGGGACAGCCTGTAAGCAGATATGTTCTGTACAGAACCACAGGCATAGATACCGTAGTAACGAATATTCCAAGCAATCTATACCTTGCTCTTCCTTCAAAGGTTATAACAGGTGAGCTTTATACAAACACAATAGAAACCGCAACACTGACAACTGATGGTATTATTGTGAAAAGTATCGGGTTTGCCAGATTTGGCGAAGACACAAAGAGTGTGGTGGACACTGCTGGGAATATCTACGGAACTGAATTTTTTGAAAACGATACATCACTTGCCTCCAAGTACTTGCTACAGGCGGGTGGTACTATAACAGGAACATTAACTATTGGAGGTAAAATGTCCAGTATCAACTTTTTGCCAGGCCAGGATTTAAGGGGCCATGGCGACCTTGCAAACGCAGACCTGACAGGTGGTATCTACCACGGTAGTGTCTTTAGTGGTATGAACCTTGGTTCTGTAAATTTTACAAACGCAAATCTTGAAGGTGCCTTGTTCATAGGGTGTACATTTGATGGAGCAAAATTCGATGGTGCCAGAATGAGCAATGCTCGTTTTGATAGCTGTGAATTTGGCCCAAGCACCATGACAAATATGAAGGCTGAGAGAACTTCATTTGCCAATGCAAACCTCGAAGAAGTCACTATTACTGGTAGTAATATTATGGGCGCTGATTTTACTGGTGCTTCAATGCCAACTACTATTGGTGCCGTGAAAGCTACCACAACTTGGGATACTTTTACTAAGTGGATTGATGGGACAAGCTTCGGACCCACATCTTCAGACGATGCCGATTTTGATATTGTTACTGCCAACCATGTTACATCAGATACTTTAGTTGCTGGTGCTGGCACGGTCACTACACTTACTGCTGGGACCCTTTCGGCTACCACAGCAACAGCAACCGATATGAATGTCACTGATGATCTTACGGTTGGGGATGATATGAGTGTTGGTGGTGACGCTACAGTTACTGGTAGTGTTATAGCTAGCGTAGTGCAGGCGGATACGATTATTGGTACTGTTCTTGGTGATATGGAGTGGAACGGCACCCCTGCCGCCTATATCATGGACGGGACGGATGATTTTTCGACCTCTGCTTTTACCCAAAGCACGCAATCTGTTGAAATGTTGGTTTACCCGACCGTGACAAATAAGGCACTTTGTACTTTCGGCACCAATATGGGGATAACATTCAATAGCTCAAATGTTATTCAATACGGGTCATCATTTGCGAATGTAACAACCTATGTGAATGGGTCAGCAGGCACTACTTTAACGCTAAACAAATGGAACCACATTGTAGCCGTATTCGATGCAATCACCCCAACGGTTTTGGAGATTGGCAGAAGCGACTCAACCTATTTCACTGGTCGGGTATGGGGTTTCAGACCGTATAATAGACCATTAACCGCCGCCGAAGTCACGCAACGATGGAACAACGGCGCACCGCACTTGTACGGCCTTGAGTTGGTCGACAGGAATGCAGGCGCGGCACTTGTAACAGGCGACAATGTCACGTTCGCGAGTGACACAGGGTTTTGGACAAAACTTGGGACTGCCGCAATCGGTTCAGGTGTGGCGACATTAACGGGGAACGGGACAACGGGGAACAGTCTGTATTTTACGGTTAATTCTGCACTGCGTTTCAAGCGAGTACGATTAACTTACACGGTAACGGCAAACACTTTATCAGGTGGTACTGTTGGCGAACGGTTCAGACTTGCCGCATCGGGCATAACTACATCGGCGTTCAACCTTGCCGAGGCAACGGGACAAACGTATTCATACGAGATTGTTATTTCGCATACAGGTAGCTTATTCCTACAATTTAACCTTGCCGGCACAGCGGCAAGCGGGGCAATCAGCATCGACAACGTGACAGTTGATGTAGTCGGTTGCACTGCCGAATACACCGCAGAGAACGCAGGCGCAATGGGTTGGATTGAGACGATGAACGGACTGCACGGTAGCACGAGTGGTACGCCAATCGCCCCACAGAGCTTGAGAGATTACAGGGCTACGGTATCAACCACACCCGTTGCGCTTACCAATACACAAAAAGCGCAGACGATTCTTACCCGTGTTATCCTGAAAAACAACAACGAGAACACGCAAACTTGTAGCTTAGGCACTTCATCGGGCGGCACGCAACTAATCAATGCACAGAGCGTTGCTGGTGGAAGCGAGGTAGTTGTTTCAGTGAACAGCTACAGCGCAACAGAAAGAACGCTGTATGCAGTTGCAAGCGCAGCAAGTTTTTCAATCACTTTAATCTATGAGAAGGTAGCATTATGACAAACAGAATCTTTGAACTAACAGAACCAAAAGAAAACTGCACCCACATCAATGTTATTTCAGATGCAGATGTACCGGAAAAAGTAATCGGTGATCTGGGTGTGATGGTAGAGGTTGAAGGCGAAGTAACCTTTCAGACACAATATACAAGTGCGGTGGTGCTGAAAAGTGACATCGTAGATTATGAAGAGCCAGTATAGGAGGATGCTATGCTTATATTATACTCATCCTTACTCGGTATAGGGTTCATAATCTTCGCAGGCATAACTGAATCATTACAAATTGAGGAAAAGTATGGCAGTTATGATGGAAACACACGCAATAAGTTAGGTACTGCCTGGCATACCACTCAGATGCTTGAAAGGATATTCGCCATAGCTTTCGGCTTTTCAGTTTATTTTGTTTATAATGAAACAGGTTGGCTGTACACTGGTGCAGCCTATCTGTTTACCTTTGTAGTTCTGTTCAAGGTACTCTATGACGGAGCTATCAACCTCTGGTTCAACAGAGGATTCTTTCATGTTTCACAGACAACGACAAGCACTATGGAGAAGTGGACTCCCTGGTATGTCAAAGTGGGGTTACTGCTTGCAAGTGTCTTGGCGTTAATTTTCATACCAAGAAAGGAACGCAAAGATGACATTGGGACTAATGGAGGTAATTAGTGTCCTTGGGCTTCTCATATCAGCCATACTTGCCCCCGCTCTTAAATACTATGTCGGTAGCAATAATGAAAGGTTCAATGCAATTGAGCTTCAGTTACATCGGCTTAAAAGTGAGAGAGAAGCAAGAGATTTTGAGTGTAATAAGATACATACACAAAAGATCAAGGAGGTAGAAACAGAGATGCACAAGATGGTAACGAATTATAAAGATAGGTTTGAGGAAATCAAAGACATTATAGGTAGTCTCCGTGATCTTATTGGTAAACAGAACCTTGAATTGCGTGAGAGTAACCATAGCCTTAGAGACAATGTGTCTGGAATCCTTGGCGAGGTTAAAGTTACCCTCGCTACTCTTACATCAAAGATAGACCAACTGGAGGCGTATAATGCCAAAAGACCTTGAACCATTACCAATTTTCAAGCCTTCCGACCCACGAGATCAACTCTATGGTGAGGACGGTAAACTTAAACCACTACTAACGAAGGAGTACCCTATGCCAGAAAAACCAGAAATGGAAAAGATTTCAGTAGGTATCGAAGAGACAAAAGATGCCTTGAAGTTCTTTGTGGCTATTGCCAATTCATTTGTAATGTCATGGAAGGATGGGCTGAGCCTGTCTGATATTGTGAATTTTGGTAGACCAGCAATGTTACTTATCCCATTCCTTGCTGGGGCAAAATATATCCCTACAGAGATTATCGACATTGATGAAGCTGAGTTCTCAGAGCTTCTTGCAGTGGTCAAGAATGAACTTGACCTTGAAGATGAGAAAGCAGCAGAGATTGTGAATGCAGTCCTTGAAATCATCAAGCAGATAAGAACTATTGTAGGAGTAGCTACCAGTGAGCAGAAGCAAGAAGGTTAAGCATGGAAGATGTAAAGTGGTATCAAAAGAAAGAACTCTGGGGGCTGACAGCAGCCCTCGGACTCGTTCTGACACAGTTCCCGAGCAACACAGTAGCCAACCAGATAGGCGTGACATTGAATGG